GCATGCATAAACCTTATTGTCACGACGCCAAGCTGCTTGAGTGACGGTATTTGGGGGCAAATAGTTAGCCCCCATGCTCAACACGCCTTGATGAAAAGGTGTAGCTGCGGCCGTAAGTGTGAAGACAGTGGTAAATCTCATACCATAAACACCAGTGAGTCTATTAATGCCATTAGGGAAAAAGCTAAGAATGGAAGATATGTTGCCAGGAAAACTAAAAAGCGAGCCCTGAGTGGTAGAAGTTTCAAAATTAACGACTGGAACTGGGCGAGAAAAATACTCCGTAAGATTACCAATATTCTCCTTAATAGGAGAAATTTTAGAAGGCTCATAGTGTGAAGCCAAAGCTCCTACAGATTCGCAAGCCTCATTTGCGAATATAGTGACTCCTGCAGCCTCGGCCTTAGAACCGGAAATAGCAATTGAGTCAATGTTAGAACAAGTCTCACCTTGGGACGTACTTTGAGTAGGAACGTCATTACTCATTGTTGTGATTTTAAGATCAGCAAGACACTATAACTGAATGGAGAAACGTCTCAATCTCTCCTCAGGGTGCTCTTCTCTGGATTTTAAGTGATCCTGAGTAGTAAGGTTAAAAAACCACACTTATAAGTTATTGACCCTGTCCACGTGCATTTTTACCTGAGCACCAGGCATTTGCAGTAAGCACGTGCGTATTTGTCAATACCAGCTATCTCCACGCTCGCGCACCATATCCCGGTACGCGATACGAGTGGGAGAACACCTCGTTGTCAAGACTCCCCCGCGCTGATAGATGATCTTAATCACCTTTGGCGCCCAGAAGTCCCAAACAGAATCCTCATGGAGGCTCAGCTCCGCCAGCGACGTCTCTAAAACGTCACTGATGATCTGATCCTCGTCCTTTTTATTCCTACACCAGTAAAACGTGAACAAAAAGCTGTCAAGCTCCAGCGCAGCGTTATAAATGTAGTCCCTGTCGCGGACAAACGACCGCTTCAAAAAAGTGACCTGGCTAAGGTCAGTGAACGGAAAAAGCTCTCCATCCTTACGGTCTGATGTGAAAATAATGCCAAGCAAGTTCTTCATATGCTTGGCAACCGTCACTTGGTTGAAAACTTCACTAGTCACATCATCGATGTTGCAAAGATTATCATCACCATACGTAACGGCATTGACATGTTCCCAAAAACCCGTGCGATCGCCAGTCGCCTCAATGTAGCAGGCTACAATGCCAGCGAGGGTGTAAATCGAGTTCACTATCGTGGTCAAGGGGTGCCCACTAGGCATACCCTTGTTCCACTGATAGATGTGGTTTTGCTCGCGGCCATTCCCACCCAGATGCCTTGAGTGATACATCTCCATGAGCAGGACCTCGCGGACTCGCCGATTCTCCTCTCCATCATTGTACCAATCGCTGATAAAATCAACGATTAACTTGAGCAGATCGACCTGCTCGCTGGCATCAAGTGCCTTCACGTCACCTGCAAAGACGCGAGAACCCTTGCGCTGGAGATAGTTACTCAAACCATTCCAGTCAGTGTACACATTGATGCCTGGAGCCAAGCCACATGATGCTGG